AACCTGGGGTGGGGTGATCGTGATCACCGCCGGAGTGGCTGCGGAGACGGCGGAATAGGCAACCTCTGTCCAGACGCCGGCGGCCAGCTCCACGCGGATCCGCTGGACGTTCTGGAGGCGCACCGCGGCATCCGCCCCGCCATGCACGGCGTTGGCCGCCAGGGTGAGAGAGGCGGCGTTGGGCGCGGCGGAGATAACCTCCTCCAGCACGTTGGTGGTCACTTTGCCGGTGCCCTTGATATTGCCAGTGATCTTGCACCAGGCGTCTTTTGCAAATGTCGCCGAAATGGAATCGACAAACATGGAGGCGAAGCGACGACGGAGAACCGTATCTCCATAGCGCTGCGCCGCCGTGTACGATGGCAGCGAACGGTCATCATCCAGATCGCCGTCAATCGGGACGATGGTGTGTTGCTTGCCGGAGCCCGCCGCCGCCACGGAGGACGAGCCCAGGGCGTAGGCCAGCAGAAATGCGAAGTGCTGCGGCTGCGCCTTTTCAAAGTTGAACGTCGCGTTGACCAGCGCGCCCAGGTCGTAAATGGTGTCGGGCTCCTCCTTGCCGGTCGCCTCATTCTCGTTGCTTTCGCGCCGGTGCTCCATGTTGATGATGTCGCCCAAGGCACAGAGCATCGTCGTATCCAGTGTCTGCTCGGTATTGATGGCCGTCTCCGCCGCGTTGGCTGAAACGGCGATCAGGTTGTGGGTGGCCATGTAGGATCGGGTCATGGTCGGTTACCTCCTTCTTCCGCCGTCAGGCGGACGCTTTCTTCTCGGTCTTCGGTTTGACGGGCTCGGCCGCCTGCACAGGCGCCGGCTGCGCGGCTCCGATCGCTGCGAATCGCCCGGCATATTCCCGGGGAATCTCCTCGTAACGCGCGCCGGGCTTGAAGGTTTTCCCCTTGAAGAAACCTTCCACCACGGTGAACGCCTCCTGTCCTTTTTTGAGCTGGTACATATCTGTCCTCCTATTCCACGAGCAGGTTGCCGAGACGATAATCCATTCCGTAAACGAGGATGCCGCCCTCGGCAAAAAGCAAATCCTCTTTGATCGGCCAGAGTAAGCTGCCATAAATCCGCAACCCCACAAGCACACCCCGGACCCCCTCGATGACGGCATAGCAGATCGACGCGCCGTCCTGGCGGTTCTTGGCGTGCTGGGCCACCAACACGACCAGAAAATCCATTGTATGGCCGGGCGTGTCTCCGCCGGCGGTTTTGATCTCTTCGAAGTCCGCCCCCTGGTAGATCACGTGCAGGGCCGGCAGGCGCTGGGGCATCTTGACCAGGTCATCGATATCACCCTGCCAGACGCCGACGGTCTTGACGTCCTTGATCGTTTCAAGAGCCTCGATGATGGTGTTTTGGGTTATTTCGATCATTTCAGAACCCCGACATCTTTGCCCGGCTGAAAATCCGGGTGTTGGAATCCACATTCACCGTGTTATCCGTATTGGCGGGAGACGGCGTCGCCGCTCCGAGATTGACCTTGCCCGCGGCCGCCATCTCCAGGAAGCGGATCGCCTCCGTGTTCCGGTCCTTGCGCACCCCCGGCATTTCGAGGTCGCTCCGGGAGTAGAGATTGAACAGGGCGATATCGACCGAAACCTGAAGGATCTTCGGCGGCACGGGCGAGAGCGGAACGGTATAGCGGCCCTGGCAGTAGGCGTCGATCGTGGCATCGGCGTCGGCGATTGCCGCGGCGACCTTGGCGGCGTCGATCTCGCCGGTGCCTGCCTCGTCGGTGAGCTGAATCAGCGTCGTCTCGTCGATGCGGTTCAGGATGATTGCCTGCGTGCAGTAGGGCATGCGTTACTCCTTCGGCGCGATCGGACTTGTTACGTGGGACTTTAGGATCTCAATCAGATCCGCTTTTTTCACGCCTTTCAGCGGTTCGATCGGCTGATACCTGGCGATCTCGGCCGTGATCTGCGCGACCGTCATCACCGCGATATCATCGCCGACCGCTTTCGTTTGAACCACTTCGACGATCAGCATGGGCTCAGCCTTCAGGATGGCGAGCTGCTCGGGCGTAAAGCGGTTGTCCGGATATTCGACCAGCCGGTCGTCGTGGGGGATGCCGCAACGCCGGAAGTTCTTCTGCTTGCTCTTGATTCTAATCATCGCTTCCTCCTTTGTGAGTTTCCCCGTGTCTCCCGGATCCGGGAGGCACGGGGCGGATCACTCACGTCCGCAAAGGTTACCCGAGCCCGGTGCTGCCGAAGCTCATCTGCCAGAAGGCATATCCGCCGGCGGCGCGGGCTTCGGCGCCGAAACGGAACTTCTTGCGCATGAACACGTTGTCCGTCTGCGCGTCGGTCTGCTCGACGAATATCGGGGCCTTGCGCTCCTGGTAGACGAAGGGCTTCACCGGCAGCGAGGTGATATGGAGGAACCAGGCCGTGGTCGAGGTGAGCCGCGGATTGACGACGAGCTTGGCAGTGCCCTTGTAGGGGTTCGGCTTGTCGTCCTCCAGTTTGTCGTATTCGCATATCATCCGCCCCACCGCCTCCAGTGCCGGGGGCACTTCGAGCGTATCGGGGACCAGCGCCAGAGGGCGGCCCTCGTCGTCCTTGAAGGACATAATCGCCGTCCGGGCGACGCCGTAGGAGGCTTTCGCCAGGGCGACGGTCGCCGCGGAAAGCACCGCCGTCCCCACGTTCGCGACGGACGCGCCGGCAACGGGGTGGTCGTTGTCGTAAAAATACTGGCCGTCGTAGCACTTGTTGGCGAAGGCATTGTTCTTCAAATCCGCCACGATCTCGTCGGGGAGCTGCCGGGCGGAAAAGCCCGCCATCTGCGCCTGGGGGGCGTAGATGCCAAGGTTGTCGTCCTCTACGTCGTTGCGGTCCACCTCCACGGTGGCCTCAAAGTCGTCGTTGACGACGGTGTATTTGAAGGCTTCGAGGGCCTTGATCGCCTTGTCCCCGATCCACTTGCGCATTTTGGGGAATTTGGAGAGCCAGGCGTAATCGTTCTGGCCGGAGCCCGACGGCACCAGCATGGCCGTCGCCTGCCACTGGCTGGGGGCGGCGTCGAAGGCGTTGTTGAAAGTGGTTTTCAGGGTCAGAAAGACCGCCGCAATTGTCGCTTTATTCACTAACATGGTTTCCTCCTTTGCTTTCTGGATTCCCGTGCTCGCCGCGGGAATGACAATTTATGGGGTTGCCGTTACGCCGTCAGGAGCTTCTTCTTGTACTCGATCCAGGCGGCCAGCATGATCACGTCGTCGGCGCCGAGTGTGCCGTCCTTGGGTTTGATGGTCAGCTCGATCGCCGCGGGGTAGGCCGTGAGGTTCGCGAGCGCCAGGGTCAGCGTGACCTCTTGAACGTCCTTCGCCGTGGCGTCGCCCACCATCGCGGTGCTGTCCCCGCCGAAGCTGTCATCGGCGTCGAAAGCCGCGCCCACGTCATTGTTGAAGGCGCCCACCGTGAACTTCGTGGCGTCCGCCCCCGTGGCCCCGGTCTTCGCCGCCAGGATATGGAGCACGGCGTCGGCCGCAACGTCCATGTCGGGCGGGACCATGACCTTGATTCCGACCGGCGGGCCGGGTGTGGCGTGGTTGTTCCACCGGATGCCGAGGCCCTTGGCGGTAACGCAGTAGCCGCCGGTGGCGGAGTCCGCGCTGACGAACGCTGCCAGGGCGACGCCGGCAGAATCGAACGCCGGGGTGGGGATGGGGATGATCCCCTTGGCGGATTTCAGGTGCTGGTAGATCTCCGCGAGGGCGGCTTCGACCTGGGCCGCTGTGGTAAAGTTGCCCGAATCGAGCACGGAGATCGCCGAGGCCGCATGGGCAGCGGAGCCGTCGGCGATGTGTGTTGCCACGTCGGCCTGTTTGATGGCGGGCTCGATGTCGATCCAGGCGTGGGTCGTATCGATATACTGAGCGATAATCCCGCAGAAAATTCCGTTGGTGACATTCCCCGTCAGATCAACCGACTCGTCATCCACGAGAAAGACGTTGTCGCCCACGTTTGCGATGGTGATCGCGGTGGCCAGTGTGGCCTTGACAAGCCCCCGGCGCCGGACGGGAACGCTAATTGCCCCGACCGCGCCCGATGTATTGTCCGCGCGCTGAGTTGCGACGCCCATGAAGATCAGCCCGGCGGTATCGCCGCCCGGCAGGGCGTAGCCGGCAGCGTTGACGCAAACAAATGATCCGCCATAGATGCAGTCCGCATTGATCACCGGCAGGGCCAGTTCCACGCCCTCGGTGTATTCGAGCGCTTTGTCGGCTGCGAGAATGCCAAACATGACGAGCGGCGCGCCATCCTCCTCCCAGCCGAACGCATTTACAGCCAGCGCAATGAGACAGACGAACAGGATGGTGAACAGCGACCTCCCGCTTCCGAAATACTTGTTGATAACTCTCTTCATGATGTTCCTCCTTGTCTTCCTGGATTCCCGCTTTCGTGGGAATGACAGAATGTTATTTGTTGTATTTTGCGAACGTCGCGTCATCGACGCCCATCATCTTATTGACCGATTTCTGGACGTCGTCCGGGACGGCGCCCAGCTGATCCTTCAGCACCTCGATCTGCGCGATCGGGATCACGCTGCCCGCCGGCCTGGCCAGGACGATCAGATTGAACTGCTCCGGATTCGTCCTCGCGAGATTGCGGCCCCATTTATCCAGTTCTTCCGGGCTGGTTTTGCCCTCCTTGAGGGCAAGCTGCACGAGGTCGGTTTGCTTCATCTCGGCAATCTCCTGCGTGAGCTGCGCGACCTTAAGGCTCAGGTCCTTCGCCGCATCCCCGGGCGCCTTGAGCGAAGCAACGATCCGGATGACCTCGTCCTTTCCAGCGCCATCCTTTGCGCCCAGGGCCGTCAACACCTCTTTGCAGGCGACCAGGGATGCCGCCTGGGTTTCCAGTTCCTTGGCCTTGTTCACCAGAAGCGTCACCGCCTCTTCGATTTTCGCCTCGGCGGCGTCGGCCGCGAGGCCCAGCAACTGCTTCAACTTTCCGATCATAATGTCCTCCTTTTCGGTTTTCGTTTCCCCTGCATTCCACTTGGCCACAATCGGCTGCAGGCAGTTAATCTTCGGGCTGTTGGTCAGAGCAAGATTGACCAGCCGCACCACCCGCCCGTCCTTGGCCCCGACGAGCATCACCGGAGAGAAATAGCGGTATTCCCTGTTCTCCAGGTATTCCTTTGCCTTTTTCGTCCACTCCACCGCCGCCCAGAGCCCCTCCTTGCCTTTCCAGATCAGGTCTTTGATCCATCCCGCCGCCGGCGCTTGGCCGTCTGCGAGCGTCTGGTGCTCGTAATCGACGACCATGTCATTGCCTCGCGCCTTGAAAGCCGCGATCACGCCGGCCGCCGCCGTTTCATTGAGAAAAGCCGGGTCCATGCCCTCGATCTCGATCTTCCCCTCCGGCAATACCTGGAATTCCGCAGGCGCGCCGGTCATCTCCTTCAAGATTGCCAGCCACTTTTTCATGTTCACCTCATACCCAGGTAATGGTTGATGATTCCGACGATCTTCCCACTGTCCGTATCGCTCACCCCCAGAAACGGCCGGGCGGGGATGACCGAACCGGGATGGTTCACTTTTTTGAAAATTCCATAGGGCGTCCGGAGAGCCTTCTTCCGGTTGGGAAGAATGACCCTCGGGGCCGTTCGGCCGCCGAGCTGGTGGATTGCACCGTAGGGAACGCGCCCAGTTGTTCCGATGGAGACGCCGTTTGCGCCGAGGAGCTGATAGTGGATATCCCCGCGCAGCGCGCCGGATTCGGTCAGGGTCTTCGAGTGCTTCTTGCGCTTCAGGGTCGAAGGCTTCAGCGGCGCCCAGGGCGACCCATCCGGGGCCGGTCCCTGTCGTTTGAAACGGTCTTCCGTCGAGCGAACCATATATTCCCCGATCACCTTCATCACCGGCGACCGGTCAGCCATTTTCCCGGCCAGCTCGGCCAGGGCCTTTTGTACCGACTCGTCGTCCACCTTGACCGTGATTTCAGCCATTGCCCACCCCCGAGTAAGCCGCGATCTCGGCCCGCAATTTCTCAGCCAGCACTACCGGCAACCGGGCCGCGGCGCTCTCCAGAATCATGTGCGACCGTTCCATCCCGGCTTCCCCGACGTTGTAGCCCCATCCCTTGTCGATCCCGAGGGGCTCCCTGGTCTTCGGGTCGATCGGCGATCGCGGCGCCTTGGGTTTTCCGGCTTTTTCGAACTCATCTTTGGCGGCCGCGAAAACCCTGCACTTGCAACCCCATCCGTTCGGCGGATAGTGGGTCTTCCACCAGGGATCATCCGCCGGAAGAACCAGGCCGTCCCAGGCCAAATGCTCGGGCCGCGGCTGGATGCTGTCTCCGTGGCGGTAGACCAGGTATCCGTAAAAGCCCTTGACATCCGGGTCGTTTAACTGCTGCCAGCGGCCTGCGGCGATGGACGTCCGGACGTTCGTGTCGTAGATTACCCGGGTGCGCCAGTTCCGCCCGCCCTTGTAGCTCCAGCCGTGCCTCTCGACAATCCGGTCGAAATCACGGCGAAAGTCACCCAGGGTCTTTCCGCCGGCGATCGCCTTGTCCACGGCGTTCCTGAAATCGCTCAGCAGGTCCGCCTTCATCGCCCCGGCGATCATGAAGCCCTTGGCATGCTGATCCTTCCAGAGGTCGTCCCACTTGCGCGTCGGCACGGTCAACTTCTTGCGAAAGAACGCGATCTGCTCGAGGAACGGAAGGCCGAAGATAGCTGCAATGGTCATCTACGCCCCCGTTTCGTCTTGGACTTCCGACATGCCTGCCAGCTCCGCAACAGCGGTCGCACGTGCGATCGCAGCGCCCAGGGCTGCCAGATCCATAGCTCCCCACAGATCGAAAAGCCGTTCCCGCAGATCTTCCAGATCCTTGACAGAGGGGTCGTCTACAAGACAGCGGATCGTCTCCACGAACTCGTCTGTGATCGGACCGGCCTCAGCCGAGAGTCGCCCGACAATCCGATCCTCCGCGTCGATTTCGCCTTCAGGCGCGTCTTCCCCACCCGAGGCTATGATGACCCTCGTCCCGGGGCGTTCGTTTAAATGCGCCCTTGCTTTGGCAGCCAGCGGGACATCTCCATCAGCGAGCGAACCCTGACGAGGCTCCAAGACCGTCTCCCCCTTTTTGGGCAGCGGGATCTTGAACCGCTCGGACACATGCTCGGCGGAGATCGGCTGCCCTATCTTGGCCGCGCCGTTGTAGACCTCCATGAGGTTCTTGAGGTCTTCCGGCTTTTCATACAGAAGATTGAACCAGGGCAGGCGTTTGTCCCAGCCGAAGTTGTAGCCCACCAAGGGCCGGATGATTTGATGTCGAATTGTTTTGCCGAGGCTTTCGGCGTCCGCCTTGATCAGATCATGGCGGACCCTGTCCTGGGCGTCTTCATTGCCGAGCTTGCCGGGCGTGCCTTCCGTGGTGGCCGTCTGGCCGAGGATTGCCTTCGACATCTGCTTGTCGCAGAAATTGGCCAGCGTCTCGTAGATGTTATTCGTGCCGCTATTCTTGACCGTTTCGACAAACTCGATCTCCGTGTTCTTGGAGATGATTCCGGCGGCATCCGATCCCAGGGAGCGGATAGCCGCGGCCAAGGCGTCCTTGTCGGCCTTGTCTGCGCGCGCATCGTATTTGCCGATGCGCAGCGGCATTCCGAATACCTCCGCAAAGGCCACCCAGTCCTTGAGCGCATAGTTTTTAAATAGGTACATCCAGGCGCAGACCCGGAGAATTCCCGCGCGGGTATCGTAGCCGGAACGGGCTTTATATCGGTGGTAAACCAGCTTGAAGGGCGGCATGACCTCGCCGTTGAACGGCTCGACCTCCGTCACGATCCGGGGCATCTCGAAACTTTTCGCCCACATGTTCGTTGCGCCGCGTTCATAGAAAACAGCCTTTTTGGCGTGGATCCATTCCAGTCGGGCGATGAAGGACTTGCTGCTGGATTTGCTGCTTTCGGAATCCCAGACAATTTCCTGCATGGCATAGCCCTTGCCGATTGCATCGAGCAGATCCAGCAGGGCATCATCGAAACTCGCCAGAGACAAAATGCAATCGGAGACAAAATCCCGAATTTTCTTATCTTCGGCGCTTTCCGACCAGGGGGCGATTTCGTAATCCAGGCCGTGGACGGCGTTCTTGCGGGTCTGGAGTTCGGAGAACAGGTGCGCGTCCTTCTCCTCCATTTCCTCGAAGAGTTCCGCCTGGCGGGCCACGTCGCCCTGGTCGGCCTCCTTGAAGATCGTCGCCAGCCGCTGGGGCGTCAGCCCGCCGGAGGGGTAGTTACTCCAGCGGTCCCGGATCGTCGTGACGGCGATCTCACGGGTATCGGGTTTCCGTTTGACGTCGATCTCTTTTCCAAACTGGTCTAACAGCATCTCAAAAATACCCCCGTGAGGCCCGTTGACATAGTTATAAACAATGTCAACGAAATCATGAGACCATTGGGCTGCCTGGCGCCCCTCAATCGATCCTGAGGCATTTTCCGGGGCCTGGCCTTTTTCTTCACCACGCCCCCCTTTTTAAACCGCCGAACGCCCGGGATTGAACCGTTTCGTATTCGATCTTTGTGCCGGCCCCCTTCTGCAGGTGGCTGATCGCCATCTCGGCGGCGTCCGGGCCGTCGTCGTGGACCGTCGGTACGAAGATATAAACGAACTGTTCGCGCAGGATCGCCTGGTCGCTGTGGTTCTTCTCGAAGAGGATCTTCTTGAACTCCCAGAGATAGGAGCAGGTCCCCACGATCCGGGCGTTCTTGTTGGCGCTGTGCTGGATGGGCGCCCAGGGAAGATAGCGGGCGTTCTGCTTCGCGTAGTTGTTGATCGCCTCGTGGAGAAAATCCTTGAACATATTCTCCTCGACGCATACCGGCCCCGGATACTGGTCGTGCTGCAGGTAGGCGGCGGCGAACATCTCCCCGATCGACCGACGCTTGATCCAGGCGTGCATACAGGGAAAGACCATCTCCTTCGGGTCGAGGCCGAAGGTCACCACGGCCCGGAAGTCGCTCCCGGATTTGGCGGTGCCGGAGGGATCCACGGCGGTACAGAAGATCAAATTACGGTTGACAATCTCGATCCGCTCGTAATAGGCGGCCTGCTCCTCCGGGAAGGGCGAGTCGTCGACGCCGACCCGGTTCCGGTATTCCTTGTTGAAGGTGTACGAGCCGACGTCATGCCTCTTCTTCCGGATTCGGTCCATCGGCCATGCTGCCGGCCAGAGGGAACGCTCGTTGGGCGTGCCCTCGTCCAGGATCAGGTCGTACACCTTGGTGACGTACCGCGGCCGTCCCTCTTCATCCTGATCGGCAATGAGTTGTGAAATGGCGGAGAGCGGGGAGAAGAGGTTCCCGACCATGATCGCCGAGTACCCCTTGCCCATGGACCCGAGAACGGCACCGCGGATCCAGTTTTTGATTTTCTTCGTCGTATCCGGATTCTCTACGGTCTCGTCGTTTTCCATGTCGTCGAAGGTCACCATGTCTGGACGGTGCTGCCGATACCGGACGCCCCGGACCTTGTCTTTGCGGCCCCGGGCCAGGACCTTGACGCCGTTGGTGGTTTCGAACTCGTCGTCGCTCCAGTTTTTCGTCTTGAGCGCGCCGAAGTCGTGCTTGAGTCGCGGGTTCTCCTCCAGCTCAAGCTTGATCTGGAGCGTGAACGCCGCCGCCTGCTCGTGGGTGTCGGAACAAACCCAGGGAAAGCGCTTGAGTGCGTAGGCGATCTTGTGAATATTGTTGCCGAGAGTGAAAAAGGTCGACTTGGCCAGTTCGCGGGGAGCACCGACCAGCGCAAGTTGGTCTTGCAGTTCGGTGATCTCCTGCCATTCGCCGTGGCAGTCGGCGAAGGCGACGTTAAAATAATGCGGCAGATACGTGGCAAAAAAATACAGCAGCTCCGTACGGCCCCGCTCCTTGCGGGCGGCCTGTTTCGCGGGCGTGTCGCGTTCGAAGGGAGAAACGGATTCGCGGATCCATTTCTTCAGCTCCTCGACCTGCTTGTCGAACTGCCCCTCGGTCAGGTTCGGACGTTTACGCATTGCTGCCATTCATGCACTCCGTCTTGAACTTCATCGTCATCGCGTCAAAATCCGCCGCCAGCATCTTGAGCCCTTCCGGATCGTTTTCCCGCAACCAGGAAACCATCCATTGCAGATTTTCCAGGAACACTTTCGCTTTGTCGTATCCGGCCCCCTGGCCTTCCACCGCCCGGAACCGCACCACCAGCGAGCCGAGCTTGGAGAGATTGTCGAGGGACCCTCCCTCGATCGCGCCCGGCTGCCGCTCTTCGGCAAATGTCAGCTCGCGTTCCAGGAGCGCCTCCATCCTGAGCCCGAATGACGCTTTGCGCGCACGGGCTTTGTCCCACTCATCGAACTCTTCGTCGGGCTTCTTCGTCTGCCCCTTCCAGACGGAGAGCGTCTGGCGGGAGACCCCCAGCGCGGCTTCGATGGCCGTTAGGGTCTGCCCATCCACGAACATCTGCCGGGCCACGGCCTCCAGTTGTGTGCGCGCTCCCTTTTCGGCCATTACTTCAGCTCCTCATCGAGACGGCGGATCTCCTCGAGGGAAACCGCCAGTTCGCCCCATTTCGCCTTCAACTCGTCAAACTGTCCGTCCACCTCGGCGATGGGCAGATCATCCGGCTTTCTCAGGCTGCAATCAAGGTTGATGCAGATTGTCCGGGCGAGGTTCTGGATCTCGTCGCGCAGGCGCTTGCCCCGGTATTCCAGGTTCGTCTTTCTCACTCGCCGCATTTCATTCTGGATGCTCATCCGCCGCCCCTTTGTTTGCTCAGATTGATCATGCCGGTGGAGATTAATTGATGGCACGGTGTCTTTGTCCGCAGGTACGTCGTCAGCTCGGTAGTCGCGGCAACGCTGAGCCGGATGGTATCGGTTTGTTCCTCCGCCATCCGCTCGTAGTTTTTGACCAGCTTGACGTTGGATTCGTACATCTCTATCGCCGCCTTGTGCCGTCTCTCGATGGACCTGGAGACCATCCACATGCCCACCCAGGGGCCGAACACGATGGAGAACAGAATCGACCCAAGGGGCCAGGCGCCTACGTTTGAAATGATGGCCGCAATGGCCGTGAGCGCAGAAAATTGTTCGGGACTCATCAGGTCTTTGCCACCCCTTCTTTCTTCTCCCAGGAACGGAACCCGGCAAGACCGAGCATTCCAACAAGGAGCTGAAACAGCACGCCCGTATCCAAAATGGGAGGCGCCGGATAATGAAAGATCGTTGCGCCCCAGGTGCATAGCGGCTGGATCAAAAACGAATAGGCCAGACCCAGGACACAGCACCAACCCACGGCAGGGCGCCAGCCGGAGACGAAGACACTGGCGTGTTGAGCCTCTATTTTATTGACTTCGACCTGCGCCTGCAGGCCCTGGTTTTCGATTTCCAGGAGTTTCTGTTGGATCGCCGCTTTTTGTTCCGGGGAAATTTCGCCTGTGATGGCAGACCGGATGTCTTTGGCGAGGCTTCCGATGCCATTCAAAACACTGCCTACATCGATATTGATGCCCGCGATCCCCATGATCACACTCCCTTCTTGATCTGATCCCACAAATTCAGAACCCGGTTTGCCCAGCCCCTGAAATACTTTATTTTTTCGGGATTTTTTCTAACGAGTTCGGAATAGTACTTGAGCCGGAGGATCATGAAATCCTGCCAGTCACTTGTTTTCTTCAGCAGGCCAATCGCCACGCCCGTGCCGGGATTGACGGCGCAATCAAAGGCGGCGATATCGAGCGGAGACGGTAGCGCGTCCCCGCCGATGACGTCCCAGTATTTCTTGCGGTAAACCTGCCTGGCATATTCAATCGTGGTGTTGGCGTCGATCTCCGGATGGTAGCGCTTGGCCAGTCCCCAGATGGTGAATCCGCCCGGATCGTCGGGGTCGTCGGTCGGTTTTCCTTCCGCGCCGATAACCAGTAAAAAGGCCCTGTCGAAGTTTTCTTTCATCGTCTGTCCTTTTGTTGCCCCCCCTCACGGCAGAGCCTGGGGGGGCGGGCGGTTGGCGGGTCAGTCCCCGCCTCTCTATTTGGGCCTAACGGCCTGGGCATCAGTAAGAGCGTGGGCGCCGGGGCTTCAGCGGCCAAACCGAAGCCCCGGCTTGGGAGGTGTGGCATTTCGGGAATGGTTATTACAGATCACGTGGGGGAAGTCTTTTGCGGCGTGCACAAAAAGGAGAGCCCCTTCGGGGATGAAGGGGCTCTTTTAAATTACAGGTTTGCTTATTACCTTATCGCTGAAAAATGTCAAGCACCATCGAAAAGCTGTGGCTGTTTCGGCTCCTCCTTGCGGGCGGCGACGATGTCGTAAACCTCACGAATGGACAGTCCCGTTTCCAGTGCTATGTGGCGGTGGTTAAAAGGTTCCTCCGGACAGGCTTGGGCATAGCGATCGCGCACATATTCGACCTTGGCCGGCTTGAACAGCTTGTCAGGACTCGCCAGATAGATGTAGACGCTCGGAAGAGCCTGCGCCAGCTTGATGGTATTTTCCAGGCCGATCGCGCGCGCGATAAGCCGGTAATCTTCGGAAAACTGTTCTTCTTTGATGTAATCAAGCCAGGTTTTTGTCATCCTTATGCTCCCATCATCGCGTGTTCGAGCATCTTTTTCAGCCCCTCGATCGTGTCGCTGGCCTGCTCGATTGTTACGATCCGCTTGATCTTCATGTACTTCGTCAGCCACCGCTGATAGCCGTCCTCGAAGCGCCAGGGAATCTTCTTCACCAGGACGTCGATCATCTCCAGTTGATCCGGCGATGCGAGCACAACCACGTTGGCCGCATTCCGCCGGGCGCGCCTGCGGTCGCTTGCCGGCTGCCACCGGGCGCGCCGGGCCGCGCCGGCGGTGCGGATGTAATTCGATTTGATTTTAGCGCCCAGCGATGCAAAATAATTGATCAAGGCGTCCGCCTCGAAGTAGGTCAGCTCCTTGCTGGACTGCTTTTTCCCTTTGGTTTGCGCCCCGATGGCCGCCTCGTATTCGTCCCGAGACAGGCCCAATTGAGCCGCTTGAACATGGATCAACTGCACCTGGATCGGCTCGATCATCTTCATTTTTGCCCCCATTTTTGCTTGAGATCCTCAATGGCCTGGCGGGCCGTTTCCGACAACGGCGCCGGGGCCTCATCCACTTCCCGAGTCCGCCTCTTACGGGCCGCCTCGCGGTCCGCTTCAGCCTGGCTGCCAGCTCCGCCGCCAGATCGTAGGCGCATTTCCTCAGATAATTGTGATTCCGCAGGCCCTTGGGGTTGCTCGCCAGGGTCGCTTCCATCGCCGTCCCCCAGATTTCCGGCGTGACGGGACGCGTCTCGCCGCCCTGCCAGTGGACCGTTTCCTGCTCGGTCAGATCCCGCAGGCTCTTGGCGAGCGTCAGGGCCCTCCGCCAGGGAAGCGCCCTGGTCCCCTGGCGGAAGAGCCCCAGGTAATGCAACGTCCGGATCTGGACGGGCGAGGGGAGGCGCAGCGCCGTTTCAAAGAAGTTCCGGATGATCGAGTCGTTCATCCAGGCTTCCGCGCTTGCGATTGCCCCGCATGATGGACAGATCAGCCGCATGAAACAGTTTCCCTTCTCTCTGATTCAAGTTCAAGACGTCCCTGATTGAAGACCAGTTCCAGGGACGATTTCTGTAAACGGGCAGCCCGGACCAGGATCATGATTCCCCGATGCCGCAGGCTCCGGGTTGCGTTGATAATTTCGTCGGCCGTCTCCGGGAGGAAGAAGCCCGGCGGCGGGTTTACGACGGAGGCCACCAGGAAGTTGTGCTCCATAACGAGGCTGCGGACGGTCTGGCGGATCCGGACGTCGCTCATACCCGTCCTGTCCGCTATATCCCGCGCGGAGAGAGCATTGGCACGACCCGTCTCCAGTAAGGAGTAAACCGCCCGCTCCTCGTCCGTCAGTCTCAGATCAAAATCAAACGCCGCCTGATCCATGCTCAGATCACCATTTGGTGAGCAGGCCCCAAAATGGAAGGCCATGCTCCGTTTCAAAAAAGGCCAGTAATTGCTCGAAGGAATCAAACCCGTCGTCAAAGGCCAGATTCTCAACCTCAGCGTGATGAAGCCATGTCCCTGCCACGTTGATTCCATTGGCCTCGATAGTAATCTCCTCGACGCTTTTGCAGATTGATATTCCCAATTTTCGGTAGCTTTTTGTTCTGAGGCCGGTATAGTGATGAAGCGTCTCTCCGGGATGGGCGTTTTTTCCATCCCTGCGCTTAGCCCTGATGGTCTGCCGCTTGATTCGAATATTGGGATCCGGAGGTGCCTGTAGGCCGTTTTTAACCATCGGGGCGAACCGTTTCCCGTATCCAAAGAGCGCCATCTACGCCGCCTCCGCTTCGTCCTGCTCGTCATCCTTCAACAGGGCCTCGACAAACTTGTCGATCTCGCTGTCCGTGCTCTTGATCACCACCTGGTCGCCGTCGTCATCGATCATGACGCCGATCCGCTTCAGATCCGCCGCGGAGATCCGCCCCAGGGCGGCCTTGACCGGCATCTCTGTCGTCTTGATCAGGGTCTCCGCCAGGTCCGGGAAATGTTTCTTGATCAGCCTGACCACCTGGGCCGCATCGATCCACTTCATCTCTCCCTTTGACTTCTGGAACCCGATCTTGACGCCATGGATGATTATCGTCCGGGGCTTTTTGAACAAATCCTTGCTCTCTCCGATCGCCGCTTTCAGCGCGGCCTGGCGTTCCGTGACCGCGACAACCTTCCGTTTGATTGCAGTGATGTGCGTCCGTTTGACGGCGCTGACCTCATCCTCGAGGGCGCGCACGGCATCAGCCAGTTGCTGCCTCCATTCTGCATATTCCTTCGTTAATTTCTCGATTTCAGCCAGTGTTGCCATATTTTACTCCTTTACGACTTGAACAATCCGCATCCAACGCACTTGCGCGGCTCGCGGGACTGTTGTACAATGCAGACCGCCGTGTCGATCCGATCATTTCTGGCCTGGCAATGGTTTCCGTTGCCGTAGGGCCGTTCACCCGGGATGACTCCTGCGAAGAGTCCGGGCTGTTCGGTTTCGGTTCGACGCGGCTTTTTATCCTTTTGTCTCGCCCATCGGCGTTCACGTTTCGTCATTGATCACCTCATGAAGATGCTGATGCAGGGTGGGCCGAACACCAGGGCCGCTATGGCCAGGATGCACCAAGTGACCCCCCGCAGCAGCCTGTCCTGTCGAATAAACTCCTCGTCCCAGGGTTCCTGTTCGACATAAATTTTAATTTTTTTAATCATGACCCGCTCCTTACGTTCTCCGATTCCCTGGGCTCTCCGATCTTCATGATCACGTCCGCCGACACTTTCGGGAAGCCCAGCTCGAAGGCTTCGTTCATCGCCAGCGCCGCATAGTTGTTGACGGTCAGGGGGTAGGCGTGGGAGATTGCGCGGTTGTTGCGGTCCTGGAGTTTCAGGCGGCGTGAGAGGGCCGCAAAGGCGCCGTCGTCGAAGATGTCATCGATCTTTGCCCCGATCCGCTTGAACTTCAGCGACAGGTATGCCTTGATATTCCCGTTGAGCCCCTTGATCTCGGCAACCTGTATGCGGCGAATCACCTCGCGGAGGTCGATGTGGTACTGCTCGTTGAATAAATTTTTGAGTTCGCTCTGACCGATCAGGACGATGCCGAGAAGCTTCCGATAGCCGTCCTCCAGCTCGTAGAATCGTTTTAAGTACTTCAGCGTGCTCGTGTGCAGGTCGTGAGCCTCCTCGACGATAAGGACCGCGCGGAACCCCTGTTTCGCCCGCTCCAGCAGGAGCTTGTGGACCTGCCGGGTTTTATCTTCCAGCCTCATCCTGGGACGCTGCTCGGAGAGGTCCATGACAATCGCGTCGCAGATGCTGGCCGCGTTTACGCGGTTCTTGTCGATCATCTGCGGAAAAATCACGATCACGTCGCCGTCTTTTTTGAGCTGCTCGACGACCTTGCGCCGCATAACCGATTTGCCGGATCCCACCTCTCCGATCACCGCGAGGAATCCGCCGTGACGGGCCGCATCGATCATGGCTGCCTCGATGTAGCGGTGCTCCTCGCTCATGAAAATGTCCGAATCCTTCTGGATATCGTCAATAAAAGGATTCCTGAAAATCTTGAAATGCTTCATTGCCTCCTGACTGATCATCTCCACCTCCCGTGTTATGATTTTTTCCGGATCGCCCGGAACCATTGCGTGTGACCGCCTGGTCTTCCACATTTTTTGATTGTCCGCAGCGGGCGAGACGTGCCGCAAATCCTTGCCCAAGGGCTGCCAGACGTCCGCCTCTGTCATCTGCCGCATGGTCAGCCACTTCATCGCCCGCCGGTCAGCCCGAATCATGACCTCGACCTTTTTCCGGAAATCAGGGCGCTCCTTGGGGATGTATCCCCGGTTCAGAGTCAGATTGATCGATGGCCGGGACAGCTCCGTTTCCTGGGCGATCCGGGACTGGCTGATGCCGCAATCCAGGGCCAATTCCTTCAAAACTATTGGTTCAAACACTAATTTATACGGGGCTACACTATTAGTTTTTGGCCTTCCCACACACTCACCTCCTTATCCTCCCACCACTACCGATTGTTTCTCCGTCGTCGCCCACGTTCCGTCCTGTATTGACGCAATCACCTCCTCCGCTTCTCTGATCTCAATTCCGGATTCGTACTGCTCCCGGAGCGTCCGGTTCATCTCCGGGGTAATGACGCCGATCTCGGCGCTCAGCCGCTTCAGCAACTCGACAAAAGATATCCGCCGGGCGGCGATCCCCCGCGAGACCTCAGCGGCGTCCGTCATTAATGACTTGTTCTCCGGCATATCCTCTGCCACTTTGATCTCCAGCGGCGTTCCTTTGCGCTCGATAAACTCCAGATTGCCCACCTTGTCCGCCTGGTGGCCGAAGACCGTCAGCGGCGATTCAAAGCCGACGGGCGGCGCCTCAGCCATGCGCTTATCCCCCGTGCCCTTCCATTTGAGGCCCCAGGACTCCGCTTTCTTCTCCATCTCCGTCCTGGCCTTTTGGGTTTGCGTGTGCTTGACGCCCTGGTAGGTTCCGTAGGGCACGCCGTTCGTCAGACGGCCGTATTGATCTTCCGGGATGGGTTCGCACAGCCAGACGAAGCCGTTGAAATGGACCTCAACGTTCGGATACTCGTAGGGATGGCGGACCACGTTGACCTTCTGGCCGGCCGCCTGGGAATCGGGTATCTGGTAATGACGATTGTCCACGCTGATTAAACGTGATCCGTCTGCCGTCCTGGTGATCGTCGGCTCTTTGATTAGTAGGCGGTAAAGCGATTCCTCCGGGCAAAGCCGCAACTGCTCCTGCTTGATGTACGACCACAGGACGGAGCGCGGCGCGATATCGCGCATCTTCAAGGCGGCGTTGACGTAGATGCACCAATCCAGCGCCCAGCGGTTGAGTTCGTCAAGATCGGCGGGACGCTGGAACTTCAACCGCCCCTCAAACCGGTTGATATAGTGCATGAGCCCTTCGATGGCGCCCTTTGCGCGGGGATTTCCCGGCATGTGCGCCTGCATGTCGATCCGGAGGGCGTCAAAGAGCGCCTGGTTCGCCTTGGCCGTCATGATGGATCCCCGGTCGGCAATCAACAGGAAGGGAACGCCGTGAAAACGGTATTTGCCGAGCATCTCTGCGGATGACCCGTTCCACGTCCGCTTGATCAGTTCATCTTTCGGGCGCATGGCCGTAAAGAGGAATTGGGATCCATCCGCCGCCCGTTCGCCGGATGCATAGAAGTACTGAAAATAGAAAGCTCCGGAGCAGTGGTCCACCGCCGCGTACCGGAGCAGTTCCTTCTTGATGGTCTTGGCCGTCTTGACGAGCTTGTTTTTGTAGAGGGTCATCTCCGTATCCCGCTCGCCCAGGCCTTTTTTGGTATCGAGGAAGTACTGGAGGCAGTTCGTCACATCGAACTGCCAGACATGGTTGGGGTGATCGGATAGAAGCCGTTGATGAGGGGCAGGCTTGAGCAGGTCTTTTGCGGATATCTGCTCCTGACGCAGGCGCGAAAGAAACCAGCTTGTCGAAACGCCGCCCGTCTTGATCCCCGAATCATCCAGTATGGTTTTTGCGTCGCAGGCCGGCAGGGGGATCTCGTTCGACGTCCGCCGCGAGGATAAAAGCAGCGTCGAGGCATCCAGGCACATCTCCCGCGTCGCCTTTGATGCGCCTTTCGTGGACCGTTCCTTGCGGAAACGCAGGCCCCGCTTGGCCGCATAACGGTTGATGGTAGCTGTTGTGACGCCGTAATGCGCGGCCAGATCTCTTGTCTTTTGCGCGACCGCTCCGCCTTTAAGGCCCCGCAAGCTCTCCCGCACATGATCCATAATAGATTCCGAGACGGCCATGTTAGTTGTCCTTTTCTGATTTATTTCCCTTCTTCGCGTCCCTGGCTGCCTGCCGCCCTTCCATCTTCGCCTTAACCTTGGCGCCCATGCCCCTGCCGGCAGTCCTGGGCAGGTTGTCGATGAGGATCTCCGCAGGCGGCAATTCCATCTCTGTGATCTCCCAGGGGACCTCCTCGGCGTTCTGGTAGAATTCCTGCAGTGCCAGGCGTTCCTCCATGGCCATTTTGGAGATAAGAATATAGAGGTAATAAAGCTGGCGGAGGGCGATTTGGGGGGCTTTGCCGGGCTCGATCTTTTTTTTGATATCCGAGATCCAGAGCATAAAGTCCGTTTGCACCTGGACGAGGAGGTTGAGGGCCTCCTGCTCTTCTTCGGTCAGGTCGGTTTTCTCGACCGTCCGCTCCAGCCGCTTGAGATCCCGCTCCATTTTGTTGATGACCTTCTCCTTGGCGGCAGCGATTTTTTTCTGAGCGCTCAGGGCTGCCTCTAACTCTTCTTTTCCCTGCTTGCTGGCTATTTCGAGGTTCTCCAGGAGGGCCTGGATATCGTCTTTGTGCTCGGCATCGAGGGGGATGGTTTCGCCGGCATAGGTGATGGCATTTTCGGACACGTTGGCCGTTTTCTGGTCAACGGCCATTCCCAAGTATTTGATTTTGTTTATAGTGACCCCGGAAAAATTGGACAGCGTGTCCAAAAAATCCTGGCGGAACGGTTCGAGATCATCAAGCTGCCGGTCTACCGTTCGCCGGTTCACTCCGACGTGCTCGCAAAATTGCTCCCAGGTCATACCAAAACGCTCGCGGTATTCCCTCGAATCCTTCACCTTCTTCAACATGACGAGGTTGAAAAACTCCGCCTGGCTTTTGAAGAAGGTTGTCGCCGAAATTTTTCCCGCCATCTTGTAAACATTGGCGATTGCCTCTTCCTTCTCCCGCTGTGCCGTCGCGGCGTTCTTCTCGATGTTTCGCCTCTCGATTTCCATTGATTCCGCCGCCTCCGAATAGTTCTTCACCCGCCTATCCGCTTCAGTTGTCATTGCTTCCTCCCATCAGTTCAGATAATTCCCGTTGCGACCGCCCGATCCTTGCCTCCGTCAACGTCTTGCGTCTGGCCCACACCAGTGCCAGCCGCATGCCCAGGACAAACCCTTCGCCGATCCGGTCCACCCAGCGAAGGTCTTCCATCGTGCCCATCTGACGGAAGACCATGTCCGTGGAAAAACCCGTCAACCGGGTCAACTCCCCGATGCTCAACGGCGCCGGTGAATCCTGCAGCACACCCAGGATGCGGTCCGCCGTCATCAACACATCGATCTTCCTGCAACTCTTTGCAGCCATGCCCACCTCCCGCTTTACTGTGATTTCACCAGTGCCTTTTCCAGGTCCTTGAGCTCCTGGGTCTTCTTCGTGATTTCTTCCTTGAGCAGCCCGATCCTCGCCCGAACCACGTCCTTTCCCTTGAGCGCCTTGTAGTTGCAGGCCTCGACCAGGACAAAAAGTGTTTCCCAATCAGACGTAGCAGCGCAAAAGGCGGCGATCACATCGCCGGACATGCCCCATCGCTTATTGCCGTTAAAATCGATGCTGTCGTTTGACAGATCGCGGCTCTCGGCCGACCATCCATCCAGGGTGCTTTTCGCCACCTCTTTGCCGCTGAGCTTGTAGATCTCGGCGCAGATGTCGATTCGGTCTTTCCCTGATTTCTTGATGGCGTTTGAGACTGCGTGGCGGAGCCGCATGCTGACATCCATGCTGCCCGGAGACGGCGGGATTTCGGGTTCGAGGTAGGTGAAGAGGCTGATCTGCTTTTCGTCAGTTTGCTTGCGTATTTTTGACATTGCAATCCCCCGCTTTTTATGTAAAATCAAATCAACTTTGAAAATTGTCCTTTTGGTCCAACATTTTTCGACTATAAGGAGTCACCATGAAATTTTTGCATTCAAGAGAGTATTTAAATGAAGGTGATGTGGCCATTATCGATTGCTCCCACCAGTGCAATATCATGCTCATGGACGACCTTAATTTCAGCAGCTACAAGCGGAGCCAGGGATTTACTCATTACGGCGGGCACTATAAAATGTTTCCCGCACGAATCCCGGCTCCAAGTTCAGGTTATTGGAACATTGTTCTGGATTTGGGCGGGGGCAGCGCCAACATCAAGTACTCCATCAACGTGCTGAAACATAGATAGCTCTGCGAGTGCTTGTTCCAGCGCCAGTTCCAAGGCATCGATGATGGCCGGAAGCGTTCCGTTGTTTGCATAAGCCGCGCATGTCATGCCGCCACGATTACCGTTGGTATAGCCGTATTCCCAGACAGTGGTTTCTTTGTCATCGATGATTCGAACTTTCATAAAGATCTCCTCCTTGTTATGCGGCCTTTTTGGGCCAGAGATCCTCGACCGCCACGCCGAGGGATTCGGCAATGACCTGTCGAGCGAGTTTTCCTTTTTCCTTTGCGCCGATGCGACGGCCGTTGATGATCATGGATAAGAAGGGTTGTGATACGCCGATCTTTTCGGCCAATTCCGCCTGGTTGATGCCGTGCATGATGAGCAGTGCGCTGACATAGCGCCCCTTTTTTTTGATCGGCGGTGTGATTAATATATCGTTCATGGTGGCTTAATACGACAGTATGTGCGTTCTTGTCAAGCGGAAAATGAACAAATTGTGCATATGATAAAAAAATATATTGATATTGGTAATAGGTTAAAGATTTTAAGAGGTAAACTGACTCAGTCAGAGTTTGCTTCTGATATAGGGACGGCATTGCGTGCGTATCAGTATTATGAAGCGGGTGATCGTGTGCCCCCCATTGAATTACTCACCAAAATTTCCAAGAAACATAATAAGAGTGTAGATTGGATTCTGACGGGCATAGAAGATATCGAAAAGTATCGCGTGCAAGAAGCCCTTGCGCGAGACGTCATTATTGAAGAATTAATCGATCGTTTGGAACATTCAGTCTCTCGTGAAGAGAGATTGATTTGTGAATACGTTAAAGGGAGAGGCGCTGCAGAAGGAACCGATGTATACGTGGCGGAAGGGAAAAAGTTTATCGACCAATTAAAAAAGAGCCTCGATGGGTCTCTTGATTATGAGGAAGCTTTAAGGGAATATTCTGGTCATCAGACCATCCCCGTTCAACCTGATTTTCCGGCCGACGATTTTGTCTTTATCCGCCAGGTCAACGGCAAGATCAGCGCCGGCGGCGGCCTGATGCCGGACAATTCTGCAGACATACAGGCCGCCTTCCGGAAAGATTGGATCAAAAAAAGAGGCGGCAAGGCTGATAATATGTCCCTGATTAAAGTTGCCGGCGACAGCATGGATCCGACACTTCTCTCAGGAGATCTCGTCCTGGTCGATCATGGGCGCAGCAGCATTTCTTCCCAGGGCGGAATATATGCCGTATCCATAGACGATGAGATCATGATCAAGCGCGTCCAGCCCGTCTTTCCCGACAAAATTCTTGTTTTGAGTGATAATAAGCAGTACCCTCCCTTTGAAATCGCGAGGGCTGCGATCGTGATCAACGGAAAGGTGATCTGGTACGCCAGGGAACTCGAAAGATAAAAGGAAGCGCCACCATGAGATGGAAACGTGTAAATATTATCCTGCATGAGAGGGTCCCACATGCGCTGGCGGCGTGCATTGTGATCATGTTTGTGGCTTATGGATGTGCCAGTACGCGGTCTACAATAATTAGGGCGGCAAGTTCTGGAGAGATCGATAGTATAAGAACTCTTCAATCCGAAGGACGAAGCATAAATGAAGCGGATGAATCTGGAATGACAGCGCTCATGTATGCAATATTCAACAAGCAAGGTGGTGCCGCGAGATATCTTATTGAATCGGGGGCAGACATTAAGGCCAAAGATAAAAACGGTTTTGACGCTTTAATGTGGGCGGTTTATTATGACCAGATCGAAACAATCAACCTCCTGGTAGGCACGGGGGCTGATATAGAGTCACGAGACAATTCCGGGATGACACCTCTGGCACACGCGATTTGGCAAACTGGCAACATCAATATAATAAAGTTGCTAATTGAAAAGGGGGCCAATGTAAACGCGAAGGATGCTGACGGCCAGAGTATGCTGGATTTAGCTCTTTCCATGAAGAGAAACGACATTTTGAGTGTGCTTAGAAAGGGAGGGGCCATTCTGCTCAAACCAGAAGATGGAAAGGCACGCCTGTTCTTTATTGGGGAAGAGTATTTCTTGGGGGATATATGGGTGAGTGTCGGAAATATTAATAGAAATTTAAATAGAGATAAAATGACTTACGTTGACGTCGATCCCGGGAATCACACAATTATTGTTGCGGTGTCATGGTACGAGACAACGCCACAAATGCTCGTAGATGCTAAAGCCGGACAAACACATTATTTTACACTGACCCCAACTTTTGCGCGCAAGGCCTCGACCGTTCTCGGTCTTGGGCTCATTCCAGCAGTTGTGGTGGGTAGAGTAGGTGGAACGGGGCCCGTTGCAATTACTCCAATAGAAGAATCCGTGGCAACAGAGAAAATTGAGGCACTACTAAAAACCATTAACTAAAATCGAGGGAAAACGCAATGGTATCGGACCCCATCCCATTTTTGGCGAATATCGTTCTTGTTGCGTATGCCGACGGTAAACTATCAAAATCCGAACTCGCCCAGCTTGAATCCATTAGGACCGAACTAAAACTTAAAAAAAGCGACCTGAATGCTGCGATTAAATTGGTTGAATTGCGCAATCATAAAATGATCCCCGTTGGTACGTTCGTTAATCAAGTCAGAAACCTTGATTTCATCTTTCGGGTTGCCTATGTGGATGACGATCTAAATGAGGCTGAAAGTTCTCTCGTAAATGAATTTGCACATGCGGCCGGCATTTATCAGGATCAATTGGAGAAAGTTCGTCTCGATGTGATGGCTTTCCTGAAAGATATGGGAAAGGCATGTCCCTCGTGCGGAACTAACTCTGACAAAGATGCGCGGTATTGTCCAAAATGCGGAAGGAGCCTCGATGATGCGGTAGTTGGCGATGGCGTCCAAAATGAATTGAAGGTTCCAAGTGTTGGGCTTGCGATTGAGTTTGCCGAATCAACAGCAGCGTCATTCCCTAAAGCGCTGGAGATTGCCAAGACGTCAGAAGGTTATCAAATCTGCCAGAAGAATAAAAAAACTTGGTATTTAGCTGTTTACCCACCAGGAGCTCTGACCGAGGCGATTCCTCTGAGCGTAGCCCTCAGCGGAATTCGCAATCGCCGCCTTTATCTCGATGGGAAAGAGACGCCTTGGGATGAAGTTTTTGGTTTTGTCTGGTGTGTGGAACGAAGAGCTACCGCTTACCGGCCGGTTGAATATTGCTTTGGTAAGGATGAAAATCGTCTCAATCCGTGGGGATGCAAACAGGCCAATATGGAGTGGAGTGATTGGTCAAAATGGTTTTGTTATGGTCGCTGGGAAAAGGCCGGTATCTTCGGCGGTAAGGTTGTTTGGCGGTTTGACAAGGAAAGAATCCGCCATGAACTGGCTACAAATATATTTCGTTATCGATTCTGCCCCCATCTTCGGACGGATATCTCCGAGGCCGTTTTAAAATACCTACCAGAGATGATTTCACCGGAATTTGATCGTAATTGGGGATATCATAAGACATATAATGAGGTATCTGGCTCGATTAAAGTCGTTGAAAAACAAGAATCGGGTGGATTTTCCTTTAAAAATGAGTATTGGGCAGATGGCGTATCCCCTAACGGACTACAGGGGCTTAAGGATATTCTGACTAAAGCCTTGCGTGATCTTGGCGGAAGTCCGATATCGGTTAATAGTTTATTGAAATGAATGGGGTGTTACATGGGAAAACAATACAAAGGCTTTTCGAAACAGGAACATATCAAAGCATCTCAAGCGATTAATGAGGTATGTAAACAGCTTATCGACTTGTGTGATAAGATAATTCCGGCCTATGGGGTTTCCAGTGCCGTCGGTAAAGAAATTCAGAAGTTGGTGCTATCACCAAACGTCATGACCAGACTGAAATCAAAGTTGGATGATGCCTTTTTTGGTGAACACGGTGGCGATGCAAATGAGAGTCCTTATTACGATGGACATGGACATGCTTGAAGGTCTGAGAGAGGCTTTTTATATTTGCCCTGCGTCAATCAAAATTCATTTGATTGCGGGTCCAAAAATCTTTTCTTTAAACCAATCGTAAACCATCGTGTAAGTGAGTTATCACAATTTTCACTACTTAGTTATCACCCCCCTCCACATGGTCAATATTCCTTTGACACTCAAGATTCTATTTCATATAGTTCCATCG